TTACGGGGTAATGCCAACCGCTGCCGCCACTTTGTCGCCACTTGGCAGCGTTGCCAGAGGATTGAAACGGAGCGCCGTTTCCAGATGATCCGGTGCCAGATGTGCGTAACGCATAGTCATTTTTATATCGTGGTGTCCGAGAATTTTTTGTAAGGCCAGAATGTTTCCACCCGACATCATGAAGTGCGCCGCAAACGTATGGCGCAGAACGTGTGTGAGTTGACCGCGAGGGAGCACGATAGACGTTTTTTCCATCACGGATAAAAATTGAAAATAGCAGTCTGTGAAGAAATTGAACCCATCAAGCGCCATGATCTCTTCGTAAAGCTCTTTACTGATAGGGATGCTTCTGTTTTTCTTCCCCTTCGTTCTTACAAAGGTAATTCGGTATTTGGTCACCTGTGAACGAGTAAGATTTACGGCTTCTCGCCAGCGTGCGCCTGTGCTTAAGCATATCTTAACTACCAGTGCCAGAATTGGGTCCTGACGTTTGCAATCAGCCAGTAATTCAACAATCTGCTCATGGGTAAGCCATGCCATCTCTTTTTCTGCGATGGTGAATTTTCGCATGTTCTCCAGTGGGTTCGGATACGACCATTCGCCCAGGCGGGATAGTTCGCTAAAAACACTACTTAGATAGCTTTGCTCCAGGTTAATGGTGACCGGGCTTGCTCCTTTCTTCCATTTCTCGCTGAAGTAGATCTCACCTGTCAGGCGTTTATCTCGATAGTGGGCAAACATTTTAGAGGTTAGATCAGTTGCAAGGGGATTGCCCAGAGCGTCAACCATCAGCAGCAATTTGTCATAGACATGCTGCCCAGCAGTCAGTGATTTACCATGTAGTTTGAACCATAGCTCAACCACGTCTTTCAGTGTTCGACGATCCACTGATTCACCTAGCCAGGGCTTTGCTTCGGTTTCTTCCATCGTGTGACGCTCAAAAGCCAGTGCTTCGCCTTTGGTGGCGAATTGTTTACGCACACGACGCCCACTACGTCCGGCGGGGTAACATTCGCAAAGCCATTTTCCTGTGGTTAGTTTTCGTACAGCCATAAAAAATGCCCTCCAATAGAGAGCATTTTTACTGTATGTATAACCAGTGTCAATGTATGAAATCCTGCGACCATACATCTCACTGAAGCCATAATGAAGTAGGCTATTCTTTTTGCTATGTGATCATGTAACTTTTGCGGTTAACCTGTGGCTCATTTTTATTTTAGGCGCAGATATAAAAGCAAAAGTTATCGTGAGTTTTTAGTACAGATTTTTTTGGATTTACTAATAGTTCCATCATTGCAAACGAATTTGCCATCAGAGGTACAGTGAGAAACACCTCCCTTTTTCCCTGAGCAGGGATAATTTCTAGCATAGGTAGCTAGTGGGTTTAATAACAAAGAACATGACAAAACCACAAAAAATACCTTACCAAGCATAATTTCCTCCCGGTACTATTTAACATACTTGACTGTTAAACTTATAATTTTACCAATTATTTCAATGTCTTCTATCTTACATTCAAAGGCTCTGTTTCCACCCTCGACGAAGATTCTTCCACCGGGTAAACGAGTAATGTCACGGATCGTTATTTCGCCATCAATACTTATTACCCATTTACCATCACGTATATCATCAAATTCCTTATCACAAATAAATTCAGAATTATTATCTGTGATTACAAAAAGATTCTTGAATGCCGACGGTAGAAATTCTCTATCGAAAATATAAAAACCGTCTTCACACAAGGCCCCATCAGATAATACATATTTAGCAACTTCCATAGTATTTGTATTACCTGAAGTTTGCTTTGAACCATGCCCGGTTGTGAGCCAATTAAGCGAGGTGCCTGTTTCAAGGGCGCACTGGATTACCCATTCTGCTGGGAATGAGTCACGCATGTAGCGTGTGGCGAGTGTACTTTTAGAGATTCCTAAATGATCGCACAACGCCTGTCGAGTCTTGAATCCATAAGCTTCTACCATGCGCTCTATGGCGCCTCGTCCGCCTTTCTCCAAATTCATGGTCACTCCAAGTGAACTTTTATCTTGACGATTTCACCGTGCGATCGTATGTTTATGGTGTTCACAAAATACAAACGATCCGTATTCGTCCTGATTAATCATCATTAAACGAGGAATGTTGCATCATGAGACCTAACATTTCAATCACTCTTACCACGCCTCATGTGACTATTGAACGCTATAGCGAGCTGACAGGGCTATCCATCGATACCATCAATGACATGTTGGCTGATGGACGCCTTATCCGTCACCGTCTGCGCAAAGATAAAAAACGCGAAAAAGTGATGATCAACATAGCAGCAATGACCGTTGATGCGCTTTCAGAATGAAATCTAAACCTTAATTAGTTCGATTCTGAAATACATCAGAGGCATTGACCATGTTTGATTACCAAGTTTCCAAACATCCACATTTTGATGAAGCCTGTCGTGCATTTGCACTGCGCCACAATCTGGTGCAACTGGCAGAACGTGCAGGCATGAATGTGCAGATTCTGCGGAACAAGCTGAACCCAGCTCAGCCTCATTTATTAACCGCACCAGAAATCTGGCTGCTTACCGATCTGACTGAAGATTCAACGCTGGTAGATGGTTTTCTGGCACAGATTCATTGTCTGCCATGTGTACCGATTAATGAGGTGGCAAAAGAGAAACTGCCACATTACGTCATGAGTGCAACCGCAGAGATCGGGCGTGTTGCTGCAGGTGCGGTGTCTGGCGATGTAAAAACCTGTGCCGGTCGTCGTGATGCTATCAGCAGCATTAACTCTGTAACACGACTGATGGCGCTGGCGGCTGTTTCATTGCAGGCCCGTTTACAGGCTAATCCTGCGATGGCGAGTGCAGTTGATACCGTGACTGGCCTCGGTGCTTCATTTGGTTTGCTGTGAGGTGCTTATGCTGACGAAAGAACCATCATTTGCATCGCTGCTGGTTAAACAAAGCCCGGCAATGCATTACGGCCACGGCTGGATCATGGGGGAGGATGGTAAACGCTGGCATCCGTGCCGTTCACAAGATGAATTGCTGGCAGAACTATCTACGAAAAAACGGGGGAACAAATGGCTATTGAAGGCACTGCGGCGACTGTTCCATTAAGCCCCGGTGAACGCCTGAATGGACTTAATCACATTGCGGAGTTAAGGGCGAAAATTTTTGGCCTGAATATTGAGTCAGAGCTTGAGCGGTTTATTAAAGATATGCGTGATTCACGGGATATTAATAGCGAACAAAATAAACGGGCACTGGCTGCCATATTCTTTATGGCAAAAATTCCAGCTGAACGTCATAGCATCAGCATTAATGAGCTGACCACTGACGAAAAGCGGGAGTTGATTAAAGCAATGAATCATTTTCGTGCAGTGGTGAGCTTATTTCCCAGACGGCTAACCATGCCGAATTAACCAACTAATGAAATTAATGGCGTAAACCCGCCGGGCATCCCTTTATCTAAATTCAGGAGAATTGATTATGCGTAATATTGAAACCCTCTCGACCAAAACCGGACCGGATGACGCAGGGCTTAATATTTTACTGACAGAGGCTCGTCTGGAAGAACGCCGGGCAAGGGCTGAAGCAATGGCAGCTCGCCTTGATAGCCTGGCGTGTCATATCACATCCCGCCAGCTAACCCACGTCGAAGCGGCAGAACTGCTTCGTGTGACTGCTGAAGCAATCCAGAACGAAGCGCAGGAGATCCACTAATGGCTGATGCAATGGATCTCGTACAGCAGCGCGTTGAAGAAGAACGCCAACGCCATATCCGTGCTGCCCGTGCCAAAACGCCGGGCGTGTCCCGCGTGCTTTGCATTGATTGTGAAGCGCCAATTCCGCCAGCACGCCGCCGTGCCATTCCGGGTGTGCAGCTTTGCATTACCTGCCAGGAAATCGCAGAGCTGAAAGGCAAACATTACAACGGAGGTGCTGTATGAGCACCATCCTGAAATGGGCGGGAAATAAAACTGCCATAATGTCCGAACTGAAAAAACATCTTCCTGCTGGCCCGCGACTGGTTGAACCTTTCGCGGGTTCCTGTGCTGTGATGATGGAGACGGATTATCCCAGCTATCTGGTTGCGGATATTAATCCTGATTTAATCAACCTCTATAAAAAGGTTGCCGCTGATTGTGAATCGTTTATATCTCGCGCCAGAGTTTTATTTGAGATCGCAAACAGGGAGGTGGCTTATTACAACATAAGGCAGGAGTTTAATTACTCAACTGAAATTACTGATTTCATGAAAGCGGTATATTTCCTGTATCTCAATCGTCACGGTTACCGTGGTTTATGTCGCTATAACAAGAGCGGGCATTTCAACATTCCCTACGGTAATTATAAAAATCCGTATTTCCCTGAAAAAGAAATTCGCGCATTTGCAGAAAAGGCCCAGCGAGCAACGTTTATCTGCGCCAGCTTTGATGAAACGCTGGCGATGTTGAAGGCGGGGGATGTGGTGTATTGCGATCCGCCGTATGACGGTACGTTTTCCGGCTATCACACTGACGGCTTCACTGAAGATGACCAGTATCACCTGGCATCTGTTCTTGAACATCGGTCATCAGAAGGACATCCGGTCATTGTTTCTAACAGTGACACATCCCTGATCCGTTCGCTGTATCGCAATTTTACTCACCACTACATCAAGGCAAAACGCAGCATCGGTGTGGCAGCTGGCGAGGGTAAATCAGCAACAGAAATCATCGCTGTTTCCGGGCCGCGCTGCTGGGTAGGATTTGATCCTTCGCGTGGCGTGGATTGTTCCGTCGTGTACGGAGTGCGTGCATGAGCTATGCTGATATGAACAACTGCAGCGGCTTTAACGAGGTCGCCGCAGCATTCTCATGGAACAGCCCGAAAAAGGCCATTAACCCTTATCTGGACCCGGCGGAAGTTGCGCCGGTTTCTGCGCTTTCAAACCTGATCACTCTATACGCTGCCGATAACGAGCAGGAACAACTGCGCCGCGAGGCACTGAGTGATCAGGTCTGGGAGCGTTATTTCTTTAATGAATCCCGTGATCCTGTCCAACGCGAAATGGAGCAGGATAAGCTAATTAGCCGGGCAAAGCTGGCGCATGAGCAGCAGCGTTTTAATCCAGACATGGTCATTCTGGCGGACGTTAACGCCCAGCCTTCCCATATCAGCAAGCCGCTGATGCAACGTATTGAATACTTCAGCAGCCTGGGCAGGCCAAAGGCTTATTCCCGCTATTTGCGTGAGACGATTAAGCCATGTCTGGAACGACTGGAGCATGTACGCGACAGTCAGCTATCCACTTCTTTTCGCTTTATGGCAAGCCATGAAGGGCTGGACGGCCTGCTGATCCTGCCTGAAATGAGTCAGGATCAGGTGAAGCGCCTGTCTACCCTTGTTGCCGCGCATATGAGCATGTGCCTTGATGCAGCTTGTGGTGATTTGTATGCCACCGATGACGTTAAGCCAGAAGAAATCCGCAAGACATGGGAAAGGGTGGCGGCGGAAACCCTGCGTCTGGATGTCATCCCTCCTGCGTTTGAGCAACTCCGCCGGAAAAGAAACCGCCGTAAACCCGTACCCTATGAACTCATTCCGGGTTCGCTGGCGCGTATGTTGTGCGCCGACTGGTGGTATCGGAAATTATGGAAGATGCGTTGCGAATGGCGGGAAGAGCAGTTGCGTGCTGTTTGCTTGGTCAGCAAAAAAGCATCTCCCTATGTCAGCTATGAAGCCGTGATGCATAAACGTGAGCAGCGCCGTAAGTCGCTGGAGTTTTTCCGTTCTCATGAACTGGTGAACGAAGACGGCGACACGCTGGATATGGAGGACGTGGTAAACGCCAGTAGTAGCAACCCGGCGCATCGCCGCAATGAGATGATGGCATGTGTTAAAGGTCTGGAGCTTATCGCGGAAATGCGCGGTGACTGCGCCGTTTTCTACACCATCACCTGTCCGTCACGTTTCCATTCCACGCTAAATAACGGCAGGCCCAACCCGACTTGGACAAATGCGACGGTAAGACAAAGCAGTGATTATCTGGTCGGCATGTTTGCTGCATTTCGTAAGGCGATGTACAAAGCCGGATTGCGCTGGTATGGCGTGCGGGTGGCTGAGCCGCATCATGACGGTACAGTTCACTGGCACCTGTTGTGTTTTATGCGCAAAAAAGACCGCCGCGCCATCACTGCATTACTGCGTAAGTTTGCCATCCGTGAAGACCGCGAGGAGCTGGGCAATAACACGGGGCCGCGCTTTAAGTCTGAGTTGATTAACCCGCGCAAAGGAACGCCGACAAGCTACATCGCGAAATATATCAGTAAGAACATTGACGGGCGTGGTCTGGCTGGCGAGATCAGCAAGGAAACGGGTAAATCCCTGCGTGATAACGCTGAATACGTGAATGCCTGGGCGTCTCTGCATCGTGTTCAGCAATTCCGCTTCTTTGGCATTCCGGGGCGTCAGGCTTACCGTGAACTGCGATTGCTGGCTGGTCAGGCGGCAAGGCAACAGGGTGACAAAAAAGCAGGTGCGCCGGTACTGGATAACCCGCGCCTTGATGCAATCCTGGCTGCTGCTGATGCTGGTTGTTTTGCCACCTACATCATGAAGCAGGGCGGCGTACTGGTTCCCCGTAAATATCACCTCATCAGAACTGCTTATGAAATCAACGAAGAGCCGACCGCCTATGGCGATCACGGCATTCGTATTTATGGCATCTGGTCACCTATTGCAGAGGGCAAGATCTGCACTCATGCCGTGAAGTGGAAAATGGTTCGTAAGGCCGTTGACGTTCAGGAGGCGGCAGCCGACCAGGGCGCTTGCGCCCCTTGGACTCGTGGCAATAACTGTCCCCTTGCTGAAAATTTGAACCAACAGGAGAAAGATAAATCAGCTGATGGGGACCCCAGAACGGACATTACCAGCATGGATGACAAGGAGTTGCACGATTACCTGCACAGTATGAGCAAAAAAGAGCGCCGGGAACTGGCAGCAAGGTTACGCCTGGTGAAACCGAAACGGCGTAAAGACTACAAACAGCGAATTACAGACCATCAGCGACTGCAGCTCGTGTATGAGCTGAAGTCCAGAGGATTTGATGGCAGCGAGAAAGAGGTTGATTTACTCCTTCGCGGAGGCAGTATTCCGTCAGGAGCAGGCCTGCGTATCTTCTATCGGAACCAGCGTTTGCAGGAAGATGATCAGTGGCGGAACCTGTATTAATTACGCGGGTTAACAATTCGTGCTCTTAATAATACCAGGCATATCAGGCTGATGAACGTAAAAAAACGTTTTACATCAGTAAGATTATTATATACTGTAAATATAAACAGTGGTTATGCATACAGTATTGCGTGTGGTGTCATAGGAGGAAAGATGCAGGACTATTTTTTGGAGTCTTTGAAGCTCCAGCGCATTGATTTTTTTCTTAAGCTTGTAGCGGCTAGTGAGTGTAGTGATGAAGAGAAGGGGCTGGCTTTGCAGTGGGTTTCTGAACTAACAGATGAACTCATGGCAAAAATCAGAACCCACGAATACAACCGCTCAATGGATGTCATCAGTTGAGGTGACTTTTATGCGCATTGAAATAATGATCGATAAAGAGCAGAAGATTAGCCAGTCTATCCTGGACGCCCTTGAATCCGAGCTTTACCGCAATCTGCGCCCCCTGTATCCCAAAACGGTAATCCGTATCCGTAAAGGTAGCTCTAACGGTGTGGAACTTACCGGACTGCAACTGGACGAAGAAAGAAAACAAGTGATGAAAATTATGCAGAAAGTGTGGGAAGACGACAGCTGGCTGCATTAAGAAACGTTGCCCCCAAGAAGATTCATTCGAATGGGGGCTAGTTTGGGCAATGAGTGAAATAAGGCGTAAGGCGTAAGGTGGGGGGGCATTTTGATAAATGATCGTCCGCTTTGTGCCAGAAGCGAACGTTTCTTCTGCTATCTTTCGTCAATTAACGAATGGCAGACTAATTTGCAACGGATAATCTGAATTTTGTAAGATTATGGGTATTCCTATAATATTTACCAATAATAACCTTACAATGTACACTACCTATTGAATTTTCCATAGTTGGCCTTTGGCTCTACTTACCATCTATGTTTATGTATTTTATCAAAATGGACTAAAAATGCACAATACGTACATCAAAGACTATATAGAATATTACCTTAGCCTTAAAACTGAACCTCAATACGCCATTATGCTTAAAGGTGCTTGGGGATCAGGTAAAACTTGGTTCATTGAACGAGTTCTTGAAGAATATAAGCAAAAGCATTCAGAGTTCAAATTTCTTAAAGTGAGTTTGTATGGCGTCAACTCTATTGAGCAGATTGAAGATGAGTTCTATCGTCAACTTCATCCTATTCTATCAAACAAAGCCCTTATCTTTGGTGCAAATGTACTAAAAAATACGCTTAAGGCTACTTTCAAGATCGATTTCAATGGCGATAATAAGTCTGACGTAGATGTCAATGCCAGTGTCCCCACCATTAATCTTAGCGACTTTAGCAGAGAACCAGATGGTTTTGTGCTGGTCTTTGATGATATCGAGAGAGCTGGTATAGATTTACCAATCTTATTTGGATATATAAATCACTTTGTAGAAGTAAACGGATACAAAGCGATCCTGGTTGCCAATGAAGAAGAAATAATCAACAGAGAAAAGCGAATAAATAATGATGATGAGAAATCTAGCAGTGAATACATAAGAACAAAAGAAAAGCTTGTAGGTAAAACATTTGAAGTAACGTCAGATTTACCTAGTGCTTGTAATGTTTTCTTGGGCGTAATTAGTAGTTTACACGTTGCTAATATATTTAAAGAAGATATGCAGACCATAGAACACCTCTATGTGTCGGCGAAATATAATAATCTAAGACATTTGAGGCAGTTCTTTCTTGATGTACAACGCATCATTTCCCTTTTGGGAGATAAATATGTCAGCAACGACGATTTTATGAAAGTATTTTTCCAGCAGTTATTAATTTTCTCGATGGAGTACCGGGGAGGGAACCTTAACTACGAGGATTTCAATTCAATCGGCAATGTAAATTATAGTATGTTTTTAGATAAAGGGCGTACCAAAACTAAGTATGACATGATCGTCGAGAAATATTCATCACCTGTATTAACCGAGACGTTACTGGATGGTGCGTACTGGAGAGAGCTAATCTGTGATGGAAAGGTAACGCATGATCTTCTCGCTCAGCTGGATATTACGCGATTTTTTAGAAGCACCGATGCCCAAGCATGGGAGTATTTGTGGAACTATCGAGAACTTAATGAAACTATGCTTAATGAACAGTACGCCATTGCCAAGGATAATCTATTTTCAGGTAAGATCACTTCCTTAGGTGAACTCCTGATGACCGCGAGTATTTTGCTGGCATTGGCGAAAGAAGGTTTAACCACAGATGCTGTTGATGACATTATAAATGAGACAAAACATCATATAGATATTTATTACAATGGATTAGGACCTGAAGATATACATCAGGAGTATGCGCAAAGACATTATAATGAGTTAATGGCATGGCGTGGCTTTGGTTTTCTTGACAGGGATAGCGATGAATTCAAACTCATTATTGAGCATATTAAGATAGCGCAGAAGAAACGGTTTGATGAATCAATTCCGGAGTTTGCATTGAAGTTCAGCGATGAGTTGCAAAGAGGGAATTTATCGTTTGTATCTGAATTGTGTCATTCTAATAATAGGCAGCTAAATCTTCATAACGTGCCTTTTTTACACTTGGTTTCTCCTGAAGTTTTCATTGAAAGCTATAGGAAACTTGACCCAATCATCATGAGGAAACTGGCATTTAGCTTGAGGGATCGTTATTCTGATAGGGATGCCAGAACCAGACTGACCGAAGAATACAACTGGTTGATTAGCCTAAAAGAGATAGCTGTAGATTTCACTCAAAACGCAGCCAATAACTCCTTTCAGGTTTTTCATGTAAAGTTTTTTATTGACTATGCACTAACTAATGCAATCAAATTATTTACTGAGGGAACTGATTAACATTTTGTTGATTAACATAGGTAATATTATTAGAAGTACTAGACATGGTCAGTAAAATTATTAAAGTCCGCTTCGCTCGAAGCGGACTTTGTGCTTTATAAAAACGAGAGTTTTGTTTTTCAAGCGGTCATTCGGTTACGGGATTTCACTTCCCCCGTAAGTGCATGACTATGCCGCATGAGATCGCATGATCGTTTGCGGATCGTTTTTGCTAAGGTCCGCCAGAACTGGCGGGCTTTTGCGTAGATCATGCAGGTGCATGAAAACCACTACATAAAGTGGGCAGGCGTGGCGGGGATACGAGCGCGCGCAACGAGGTGAAATAGCAAAAACTCGGCACAGCCTACGGCCCGCTAGCGGCTTCAAATTGAAATGGTGAGGTGCAGCAGCAAAAAAAACGCCCCACAGGAAGTTGTTGAGGTTGTTTATTGAGGGAATTGGCTTAAGCGGTAAAACACAAACATTGCAACTTGTGCATGAAATTGATACATTGTGCGTAATGTATCTATATTGCGGGGTATTTTATGGCTTTCAGAGCGGAAGAAGCAGCAGCATCGAATTTCGAAAATGCTTACAGATATCTAGTTCCACAAGGTTCAAATCAGGAGATGCGTTCGAAAGTTAGGGCGAAGCTCAAAGAAATTGTTGAAGAATGTGGGCCAGTAGTGGATGGGTATCCAGCATGGCATCCTTTTTTGCTGGAAAGAGATAAAGCTATTTGGGCGCCTATGACTCCCAATAATACTCCTAGCTTTAAATACCTGGACCACACGGTCTATTTCAGGAACGGCATTCTTACCTGTCCTTATGGTCATGGGGTTGATGAATTTATAGCTGGTATAAAACGTCTAAAGCACACGGATGCCCATTTCTCTATTGAGAAGATTGATGACGTTGTGCTTTATAATGACAACGCCGTCCCGTTGTTAATAAAATGCCATTGGCTTATTTCGGAAGATATGGAAGAGGATGGCACCATTCCAGCAAAAGCAGCAATTGGATTGATGCTTGAAAGCGAGGTTCCTAACTGGCGGCATGCAGTTTATTGTGAAAATTGGGAAGATATGCGCGGGCAGTTGATGGGATATCCGCACGGTGCCAGATCATCTCTATTTGTTAATCAGCAGACAGGACAGAAAATGAAAAACTTCTGGAATCAGCTGATTAAGACCGGAATTCTTGGGGAAGAGCGATAATTTCTTGAGGCTTAGCAGCGCCTTTAACAAGCAGAGGCGCTGCTTTTTAAATTTAGCTATCGTTGTTTGTGTCTATTCCCAGCGTGTAGGGCTCGAAGCGGATCACCTCTTTACCTAGCCAATAATTCAGCTCCTGCAGCCGCTTTTGCAGCGGCATCAGTTCATTGCGGACGAAGACACGGCTCGCTTTTTCCACATCCCCAAAACCCCCAACATTATTCGGCATAATCCCCATCATCTGTGGCGGAACACGATGCGCGGCCATCATGTCATCACGACTCACGCTCTTGATGTTCAGAAATTCATCTTTCGCTGCGACTTCTGACAACGGGATGATCTGAAGCCCGTCCTTTTTGCCGTTAGGCGAGTACATAAACAGGTTGCGGAAGTTGCCTGGACCTTTGGCGCTTTTCATGGCATTACGGAGGTTGTTTATATCCTCCTGGTTCTGCGCGGCGTCGGTCATGTACATGATGAAGCCTGCGTGGCTGCCGTTAATGTAATACTTGCGGCGGAACAGCGTGGCGGACTCGTTGAGTAGGGCTGACGGAATGGCAGAAAGATAACCGGGCAGGCCGTAGATCTCCTGGTTGATATCCGGTTCCATCAGGTGAAAAATGCTGCCTTTCGTGAACTGATACGGTTGCGTGGTCATGCCGTATTGCACAAACCAGTAGGTATCCAGGTCTAATCCGCGTCGGGTGTATTTTGCCAGGGCAGGTTCAAGGGCGATAACTTCACCGAAGCGGTTCGTGCGTTTCTCCAGGTAGGCGTTACCAAAAACCAGATAGTCCTGCACAAAACGTGAAAACGCCTGCTGGCTGAGCAGCGGATGAGGGATGTAGGTGCTGGTCAGTATGTTGCACTTTACGGCAATCGGTGAGCTGTGGTGCACGGCGGCGCGAAAGGTTCGCGCCAGCCCGTCGAAACTCACTGGTGGCTCATACCAGCGGTCCATCTGTACGCATTCCACATAGTCCAGTAATTCGCGGCGGTCCAGAACAGGAACGGGATCACCGAAGCTGAATGCTTCGGCTGAAGTTTGGTTTTTATGCTGGATCTGGTTCGTCGCCGCAGCGCGGTTTTTCTTACTCTTTCCCATCAAAAAATCTCCACAATATTGCTGGTATTGGCGGACTCGCCCTGCAGCGGTTCGTTAAACAGTGCGTGCATTGTTGCCCAGGCCAGATCGGCATGGCTGGCTTCTTCGCTGCGGCTGGCTTCATAGGTTGGGCGGTTGCCGCTGGCGGTGGTGGCGCGACGGATTGCCATAAATGACTGCGCTATGTCGGTGTGTCCGGCGTCAAACTCCAGACGACGGTGACTGATAATGTCGTAGGCCTTGAGTACCAGGGCGTTTTTAACGTTGGGGTTGTAGACAAACTCCCGGACGGCTGGAAAAAACGCTTTCACGTTCTCGTAAACCCCGTGACCGACACCCGTCGAGTCGATGCCGATATATGTCACGTTGTACTGTTCGGTCAGTTTTTTGATGGCGTCCGCCTGGGCGCGGAAGTCCATCCCGCGCCACTGGTGGCGCTCAAGAATACGGAACTTACCGCCCGGCACGGCTGGCGGTGCCACCACCACGCATCCGGCGCTGTCGCCGTTCTGCGTACCTTTTGCCGGGTCATAACCGATCCACACTTCGCGCCACCCAAACGGGCGAAGGGCCAGTGCATGAAAGTCGGTCCAGACTTCCCAACTGTCCACCATGCACGCCTGCAGCTCGCTGAGCGGAAACACGGACGCGAGATCGTCCACAAACTCGCACATCAGCAGGTTCTGGTATTCGTCCGGGCTGTACTCCATGCGCAACTGGTCAAGGTCGAACAGGTTGCAGCCGCCGCGCACCGCATCTTCCACGGTGACTATCTGGCGGTATTGCCCGTCTGCGCACAGCAGGCCGGGGGCCAGATTGCTGTGGGACAGGTCGATGTCCACCTTGTCAGCTTTGTTGCGTCCACGGTTGAACAGCGCACCGGACCAGAACGGATAAGCACTGTGGGTCAGGCTGGATGGCGTGGAAAAATAGGTTTGTCGCCATTTCTTGTGAATAGCCATCCCGGAAGCCACTTTGCGCAGCTCCTGGAATTTCGGTATCCAGAAATATTCATCCAGATACAGGTTGCCGTGATAACTCTGGGCCGTGCGGGCATTGGTGCCGAGGAAGTAAAGCGTGGCTCCGTTAGGAAGCACCATCGGATCGCCTTTTAGCTCCACCTCGACTTCTTTGGCGAAGTCGATGATGTATTGTTTAAAGACGTGGGCCTGAGCCTTACTGGCAGAAAGGAAAATCTGGTTGCGTCCGGTAAGCAGGGCGTCAATCAGGGCTTCACGGGCAAAATAGAAGGTCGCGCCGATCTGGCGAGACTTCAGCAGGTTGCGGATGCGGTTGGTTTTTCCGGCTTCCCACCAGTGGCGCTGGTAGTTGAACATGGAGGAATGGAAGATTTCTTCCAGCTTCTCAATCTGCTCATCGGTGAAAACATTCTTTTCCGGCTGACGGCGTGGGCCTTTATTGCGGTTGGCGACGTTAGGGTTTAAGTCGGCTTCGTTGCCGCCATTGTTAAACTTGCCGATCCGCGCGTGGCGCTCAGACTGGCGCGCCAGCAGGTCAATCTCTTTGAAATCTTTCCCTTCTTTGTGCTCCTTCATGATGAGCTGGCAGTAGCGTGCTGCGGTGGTGAGCTGCATCTGGTCCAGCGGCCCATAGTCACCCCACTTGTCGCGTTTTTTCCAGCTGTGAACGGTTGCAACTTTCTCGCCCAGCATTTCAGCAATGCGGGCTACGCGGTATCCCTGAAAGTACAGCAGCATGGCCTGCCGACGGGGATCGAGATCTGCGGGTGTCAGTGTGGTGTTCATAGCACAAACCTACAGCCTTGAATGAAGGCTTTCCCCGCCTGCGGTTTGTGTGGTTGTCGGTACAAATACCGCGAATTGTTTCACTGCCCCCATCACCGCAACCATAAGGCTCCAGTAAGTTTTTTCTAACGGAGCACGGCTCATGACAGTGAAAGCAAAGCGTTTTCGCATCGGGGTGGAAGGTGCCACCACCGACGGACGCGAAATCCAGCGTGAATGGCTGGAACAGATGGCAGCCAGCTACAACCCGGCGGTGTATACCGCGCTGATTAACCTTGAACACATCAAGTCTTATCTGCCGGACAGCACCTTTAACCGCTACGGCAAGGTGACGGCGCTGTTTGCTGAAGAAATCACGGAAGGTCCGCTGGCAGGCAAGATGGCGCTGTATGCCGACGTTGAGCCAACGGAGTCCTTGGTGGAACTGGTGAAAAAAGGCCAGAAATTATTCACCTCTATGGAAGTCAGCCCGAAGTTCGCTGATACGGGCAAAGCCTACCTGGTCGGCCTGGCTGCCACTGATGACCCTGCCAGTCTGGGCACTGAAATGCTGACATTCAGCGCCAGTGCAGCCCATAACCCACTGGCAAACCGCAAGCAGAATCCTGCCAATCTCTTTACCGCTGCAGAGGAAACGGTGATCGAACTGGAAGAAATCCAGGACGACAAACCGTCCCTGTTTGCCCGCGTCACGGCGCTGTTTACCAAAAAAGAGCAGTCCGATGACGCCCGGTTCTCTGATGTGCATAAGGCCGTGGAGCTGGTCGCCACTGAGCAGCAGAACCTGAGCGCACGCACCGAAAAATCCCTGTCTGAGCAGGAAGAACGCCTGTCTAAACTGGAGACTGCCTTGCAGGCACAGCAAACCGCCTTTAACGAACTGGTGGACAAGCTGAGTCATGAAGACAGCCGCCAGGACTACCGCCAGCGTGCAACAGGCGGTAACGCCCCCGCTGACACTCTGACCAATTGCTGATGGAGCACAAAACCCGATGAAGAAGAATACCCGCTTTGCTTTTAACGCTTACCTGCAGCAGCTGGCGCGTCTGAACGGTGTGGCAGTTGAAGAACTGTCCAGCAAGTTCACCGTGGAGCCGTCTGTACAGCAGACGCTGGAAGACCAGATCCAGCAGTCCGCCGCTTTCCTGACGCTGATTAACGTCACGCCAGTGACTGAGCAGTCCGGTCAGCTGCTGGGGCTGGGTGTTGGTAGCACCATTGCCGGAACCACTGACACCACCGCGAAAGAGCGTGAACCTGTCGATCCTACGCTGATGGTCGATGTGGAATACAAATGCGAGCAGACCAACTTTGACACGGTACTGACCTACGCGAAGCTGGACCTGTGGGCGAAGTTTCAGGATTTCCAGGTGCGTATCCGTGACGCCATCGTGAAACGTCAGGCACTGGACCGCATCATGATCGGCTTTAACGGCGTGAAGCGTGCGAAAACCTCCAACCGTAGCGAAAACCCGCTGCTGCAGGATGTGAACAAAGGCTGGTTACAGAAAATCCGTGAGGATGCACCGGATCACGTCATGGGCAGCACCACCACGGGCGGCGAAACCACACCAGGTGCGGTGAAAGTCGGGAAAGGTGGCGAATATGCCAACCTGGACGCTGTGGTGATGGATGCGGTCAATGAGCTTATCGACGTGGTCTACCAGGACGATGACGATCTGGTGGTGATTTGCGGTCGTGAACTGCTGTCTGACAAGTATTTCCCGCTGGTCAACAAAGAGCAGGAAAACAGTGAAAAACTGGCTGCCGATATGATCATCAGTCAGAAACGCATGGGCGGTCTGCAGGCCGTGCGTGCGCCGTTCTTCCCGCCGAATGCGCTGCTGATCACCCGTTTGGATAACTTGTCCATCTACTGGCAGGAAGACACCCGCCGCCGTTCAGTTATCGACAACCCGAAACGTGACCGGATTGAAAATTTTGAATCCGTTAACGAAGCCTACGTGGTTGAGGACTACCGCTGCGCCGCACTGGTGGAAAACATCCAGATTGGCGACTTCAGCGCCGCCGCAGCAGAAGCCGGAGCGTAAACCATGAGCCTGAGTCCCGCACGGCAGCATCGCCTGCGCGTTCAGGCTGAACAGGCCGCCCGCGAGGGCGGCAGTGTTCGCCACGCATCGGGCTATGACCTGATGCTGCTGCAACTGGCGGAAGACCGCCGCCGTCTCAAGGGCGTTCAGTCCACGGTGAAAAAAGCGGAAATCAAGGTGGAGCTGTTGCCGAAATATGCCGCCTGGGCGGAGGGCGTCCTGGCTGCCGGAGGCGCTCAGCAGGATGACGTGCTGATGTACGTGATGCTGTGGCGCATTGATGCCGGAGATTATGCCGGGGCGCTGGAGATCGGGCGTCATGCCCTGCGTCATGGCTGGGTGATGCCGCTGGGTAACCGCAACGTGCAGACCGTGCTGGCAGAGGAAATGGCAGACGCGGCGCAGAGCGCAATGCTTGCCGCCACCGGCTTTGATGCCGATCTGTTGCTGCAGACGCTGGAGCTGACAGACGGTCTGGATATGCCGGACCAGTCACGGGCGCGTCTGCATAAAGCGATTGGCGCTGTCCTGAGTGAAAGCAACCCGGCTTCCGCCCTTAATCATCTCAACCATGCGTTACAGCTCGATCCCCGCTGTGGCGTGAAAAAAGACAAACAGCAGCTGGAGCGCAGACTGCGCAATGACAGCCGCTGACAGAACGTGCCCCCGCGCACGGGCGGCACGGGGTGGCGAAAGGCACTGCCACATCAAAACCCCGTCCACCGCCCTCTATTTCAGGAGAAAGCAGCATGAAGTTTGTTGCGCCAGAACAGGCACCGGAACAGGCGGAAATCATCAGGAATACGCCGTTCTGGCCTGATGTGGACCTGTCGGAGTTTCGCAGCGTGATGCGCACTGACGGCACGGTGACGCAGCCGCGTTTAAAGCAGGTTGCGCTGTCGGCAATTTCGGAGGTCAACGCAGAGCTGTATGAGTTTCGCAGACGCCAGCAGATGCTGGGGTATGCCTCGCTGGCAGAGGTTCCGGCGGAACAGCTGGACGGCAAAAGTGAGCGCATTCAGCACTATTTCAACGCGGTTTACTGCTGGGCACGCGCCATGCTCAACGAACGTTACCAGGACTATGACGCCACGGCGTCCGGTGTGAAGCGGGGCGAGGAACTGGCGGAAGCAAGCGGTGATTTGTGGCGTGACGCCCGCTGGGCCATCAGCCGGGTGCAGGATGCGCCGCACTGCACAGTGGAGCTTATCTGATGAAAGTGCGTGCGCATCAGTATGACACGGTGGACGCGCTTTGCTGGCGTCATTACGGGCGCACGCAGGGTGTCACGGAGCAGGTACTGAAGGCAAATCCGGGGCTTGCCGAATACGGCCCCTTTTTACCTCACGGGCTGCAGGTGGAGCTGCCGGACATTCCGACCACCACCACCGTGCAGACCGTCCAGCTATGGGACTGAATTATGACGCTTGAGCGAATCAGCGCCTTTATCACGTATTGCATCGCCGTCGTGCTGGCCTGGCTGGGCGATTTGTCCATCAAGGATGCCTCAACGCTGGGCGGCCTGATGATTGGTGTGCTGATGCTGGCTATCAACTGGTACTACAAACACAAAGCCTACCAGCTTCTGCGCGACGGGCAGATCTCGCGGGAGGACTATGAATCCATCAATCGTTAAACGCTGCCTTGTCGGGACCGTGCTGGCTATTGCTGCCATGCTGCCGGGTTTTCAGCAGCTTCACACCTCCGTGGAGGGGCTGAAACTGATTGCCGATTACGAAGGCTGTCGTCTGCAGCCGTATCAGTGCAGCGCGGGTGTCTGGACCGACGGCATTGGTAATACATCGGGCGTCATTCCCGGCAAAACCATTACGGAACGACAGGCAGCGGAAGGGCTGATCTCCAACGTGCTGCGTGTGGAGCGGGCGCTGGAAAGGTGTGTGAAGCAACAGCCGCCGCAGAAGGTGTATGACGCGGTGGTGTCGTTTGCCTTCAACGTGGGAACGGGCAATGCCTGCAGTTCCACGCTGGTGAAATTACTCAACCAGCGGCGCTGGGCGGATGCGTGCCGACAGTTGCCGCGCTGGGTTTATGTGAAAGGTGTTTTTAATCAGGGGCTGGATAACCGCCGTGTGCGGGAGATGGCCTGGTGCCTTAAAGGAGCTGGACTATGACACGTGCGCTGGCGGTAGTGGCGGCGCTGGCACTCGTTGCGCTGGGCTGGCAGTCGTGGCGGCTTAACAGCGCCAGCCACACCATCGAAACGCAGCGCGCGGCGCTGAAAAGTAAAGCGCACGAACTAACGAAGAAAAATAGCCAGCTGATCAGTCTGTCCATTCTCGCTGAAACCAACAATCGGGAGCAGGCGCGGCTCTACGCCGAAGCAGAACAGACCAGTGCACTGCTGAGACAACGACAACACCGGATTGAGGAACTGAAACGTGAGAACGAGGATTTACGCCGCTGGGCTGATACTCCTTTGCCTGCTGACGTTATCCGGCTGCGGAAACGTCCGGCATTCACCGGAGGTGCAGCTTACCGTCAGTGGTTGTCCGCGAGTGACGCCGTGTTGGCTGGATCAGGCAGCGCCGCGCACTAACGGTGATCTGAACGCGTTGCTGGATGAAACGGAGGCCGCCTGGGCGGTCTGTGCAGACAAAGTGGACATGATTATTGCGTGTCAGGAGCGAAACAGTGAACAAACCACAATCCCTGCGCCACGCCCTCAATAAAGCGGTGCCTTATGTCCGCAATAACCCGGACAAACTGCATCTGTTTGTGGATAACGGTTCGCTGGTTGCCAAGGGGGCCAGCTCCATGTCATGGGAGTACCGTTACACCCTGAACGCGGTGATTGAGGATTTCAGCGGCGACCAGAATCTGCTGATGGCCCCGGTTTTGCTGTGGCTGCGGGATAACCAGCCCGATGCCATCAATAATCCGGCGTTACGGGAAAAGTTATTCACCTTTGAGGTGGATATTCTGCGCAACGATGTCTGTGATATCAGCCTTAACCTGCAACTGACGGAGCGTGTGCTGGTCAGCACTGACGGCAGTGTGTCGAGCGTTGAAGCTGTGGCAGAACCCGATGAACCTGAAGAAATGTGGGCGGTGAAACGTGGCTGAACTGCAGAAGGTGGACGACTGGCTGAGTGCTTTGCTGGCGAATCTGGAGCCAGCCGCAAGAAGCCGCATGATGCGCCAGCTGGCGCAGGAACTGCGCCGGACACAGCAGCAGAACATCAGGATGCAGCGCAATCCAGATGGCAGCAGTTATGAACCGCGCAGGGCAACAGCACGCAGCAAAAAGGGGCGCATCAAACGTCAGATGTTTACAAAGCTGCGCACCTCTAAATACCTTCAAACTACCGCCAGCGCCGATTCTGCCAGCGTGCAGTTTGAAGGTAAGGTGCAGCGCATTGCACGCGTTCACCATTACGGCCTGCGTGATCGCGTCAGTCGTCATAGTTTTAAAGTGAAATATGCGCAACGGCGTCTTCTAGGCGTTAATAAAGACATAGAAATTTGGGTTCGAAACACACTGATGCACTGGCTTGTTTAGTGCTTCAGTGTGTTAAAACAGAAGACTATTGGTTGAATATAAAGCTGATAATATTTTCAGGAGTGAGCTCTATGTTTTTTTTATTAAGTTTTTGAATGTACATTTTATATTTCATTTCAACGTTTCGGAAGCCTTGCGCAACAGAAAGTATTTCTACAGGATGAGATGAAAGCTTTATTAAGGAGTTAATGACTGCATCTAGGTAGATGTGAGCATGTTCAACTAAAACATTTGTTTTTGATGGGGTTTTTCCAGTGTGAACTATCAAGTTTCTAGTTCTATATATTCTCCTAATTTGCCAGTTGATTCTTTCTGCATGATTTTTAAGTGCCTGATACATAGTATCAGTTGAGGAAATTAAATTGCTAATATATTCAAATCTCTCTTTCAATAACGGAAATTGTGATAGTTCTATCTTAAACTGATTGATGCTAGGGGCATGTTCTTGCGAAGCAACAAGAATTACAAATGATTTGGCTGCATCGCTATCTCCAATTAGTCTTAGAAGTGACATGGTTCGAGGATGATTCCATCGTTGTAAGTCTTTTATAAGATTCCTTACTAGGTCTTCAATATAATTCAGGTTTAAAAATGGTGTTAATGAATTAACGATATGTTCTATCGTGGATTGTTCTTCTTTTTTTGATTCGTCGGGGATGAGTGATTCAATAGCAATCCATAAATTTAAAAGCTGATTTTCTACAGCATTTGTCTGTAGTGCCATTGAATGTAATTGTACACTTCTTATGAATTTATTGAAAGAATCCTTGCGCATTCTGAAATTATTCATGAATTGTTCGAGTCTTCTGCTTGCGTGTTCCTGAACCAGATCCTTGCAGCGGTGCATTGGGTTTATGCTGCTTCTTATATTGATTTTTTCACCATTTTCACTAACTACAATGTTCTCTGCAGACCATGATGCTTCTTGCTTATGATGATAGAGAGAAAGCAAAGTTGATGCGAGCTTTAAGTTTCTTTCAGCTACCCTTCTAGCCGTGAATGGATCAAGTGCTTTAACATGCTTAACTAAAATAGTTCGTTGTTCATGATTATCGAAGAAATCTGTTTCATTAATATTTTCGGGGGTTTCAAGAACAACCTCAATTTCTAATTGTGATAAGCATGGAGTAATATAACTAAAAGATTTTTCAGCATTGAAATAAACTGAATATTCTTGTGTCTCTGAGGGGATGTTCTCTAGGAATGTAATAATCTCTTCATTTGAACTGATCTCTCGTTCTCTTTGGAAGAAATGTTTTTTTAGACTTTCCATCAAATATTCTTGACTTAATCCTTTTGATATTAGATGGGTAATCAACAGTCTTGTAAACTTTCGAATTTTATTTGGGTTGTATTCTGAAGTTATTGTAGAGCAAAGTTCACTGATGAGTTTGCTTTCATAATTACCAACATTAAGTTGAACTCTCAGTAACTCAAGAGTTATTTTTAGATTTTTATTTCCTAACTGATTGTTTTGGAGTTGATCTAAAAATGAACCTAAAGGGTTTTTTAGAAGACTGATTGCGATGTCATCATTCTTAATATTTTTAGTTAATTCGTCAATGACGTGGGATATATGTGCGGGGCTTATGTTGCCTTTTTCTATATCATCGATTGTTGATATTGCTTCTATACATAAACTTGGAGTGTTCATTATAGAAGGTTTATATGTACTATGGGTGTAATCAAAGAGAAGTTCCTCCATTAACTCGGTGAAATAAATAAGCGCAGTGCATTGTTCAATATGATTCCAGTTGTGTAGTCTTCTAAATTTCATATTAATACCTTGTTTTGTGAAGCTTGAATTTACCTTTAGCGCATTGTTTGTTGCTTCATACAAACATGGTTTGTTTGTGATCTCAAGTGTTTGATTAAGAATTTGAGAATGAACGTACAACTCACGGAAATCATGCGCCTTATCACCAATCTGATCCGCACAGGGGTAGTCACCGAAGTGGACCGGGAAAACTGGCTTTGCAGGGTGAAAACGGGCGAGCTTGAAACCAACTGGATCAGCTGGCTGACGCTACGTGCCGGAAATGCCCGGACATGGTGGCGACCATCGGAAGGTGAGCAGGTGGTGCTGCTGAGTCTGGGAGGCAATCTGGAAACCGCCTTTGCGTTGCCCGCTGTCTATTCGAATCAGTTCGCGCCACCTTCGACGTCGGCGGACGCCTGCGTGACAGAACATCCTGACGGTGGCTGGTTTGAATACGAACCCGCCACCGGGCGCTGGTATGTCAGGGGCATCAAATCCATGGTCATTGAGGCTGCCGACAACATCACCCTGAAAACCAGTGAGTTTGTGCTGGAGGCTGACCGCACGCGTATTAACAGCGAAGTAGTGATCAATGGTGGTGTTACCCAGGGCGGCGGTGCAATGAGTTCTAACGGAATTGTGGTTGATGCACATCAGCATACTGGCGTCCTGAAAGGCGGCGACACAACCGGAGGCCCGGTATGACGCTTTATAGCGGGATGAACAATACCAGCGGCAAAGTCATTACTGATATTGACCATCTGCGCCAGTCGGTGCGGGACATTCTGCTGACGCCGCAGGGTAGCCGCATTGCCCGTCGGGAATATGGTTCCCTACTGTCGGCACTGATAGATCAGCCACAAAATCCGGCATTACGCCTGCAGGTCATGTCGGCAGTGTATGTGGCGCTGAGTCGCTGGGAGCCACGGCTGACGCTGGATTCCATCACCATCAACAGCAACTTTGACGGTTCTATGGTGGTGGAGCTGACCGGGCGGCGGAATAACGGTGTGCCTGTGTCCCTTTCCGTATCAACAGGAGCAGAGAATGGCAGTGATTGACCTTTCGCAGTTGCCTGCACCGCAGATTGTGGATGTGCCGGACTTTGAGACGCTGCTTGCCGAACGCAAGGCAGAATTTGTGGCGCTTCATCCGAAAGATGAGCAGGAAGCCGTGATCCGCACGCTGGAACTGGAATCTGAACCCGTCACTAAATTGTTGCAGGAGAACGCTTACCGTGAGTTGCTTCTGCGCCAGCGCATTAACGAAGCCGCGCAGGCGGTGATGGTGGCTTACGCGATGGGCGGCGATCTTGACCAGCTCGCTGCCAACTACAACGTGACACGCCTGACGGTGACGCCTGCTGATAATGATGCTGTGCCGCCCGTTGCAGCTGTGATGGAAAGCGATGAAGCGTTACGCCTGCGTGTGCCTGCAGCCTTTGAAGGGCTTTCTGTTGCGGGGCCAACTGCAGCTTATGAATTTCATGCCCGAAGCGCCGACGGTCGGGTGGCGGATGCCAGTGCAACCAGCCCGGCACCTGCAGAGGTGGTGCTGACTGTCCTTAGCCGCGAAGGCGATGGAACTGCAGAAAAAGACCTGCTGGACGTGGTGGAAAAAGCTCTGAACAGTGAGAACGTCCGCCCGGTGGCTGACCGTCTGACGGTTCGCAGCGCAGAAATCATCCCGTATCGCGTGGAAGCCACCATTTTTCTCTATCCTGGACCGGAAGCAGAGCCGGTAATGGCAGCGGCAAAAGCCAGCCTGCAGAAGTACATCGCCAGTCAGACGCGTCTTGGTCGGGATATTCGCCGTAGCGCCATCTTTGCCGCCCTGCATGTTGAGGGTGTGCAGCGTGTGGAGCTGGCTTCTCCTCTGGCGGATGTGGTCCTGAACAAAACACAGGCGGCATCATGTACGCAGTGGAGCATAACCAACGGAGGAACGGATGAATAGTCTGCTGCCACCGGGTTCAACACCACTGGAGCGCCGACTGGCGCAAACCTGCAGCGGGATTTCTGATCTGCAGGTGCCGCTTCGTGACTTGTGGAATCCGGCAACCTGTCCGGTCAGTTTCCTGCCTTATCTCGCCTGGGCGTTCTCTGTGGATCGCTGGGACGAGGGCTGGACAGAAAGCGTCAAGCGCCAGGTGGTGAAGGATGCTTTTTATATTCATCAGCATAAAGGGACCACCAGTGCCGTGCGGCGGGTGGTGGAGCCGTTCGGCTTTCTGATCCGCATTATTGAGTGGTGGCAGACCGGAGAGGCACCGGGCACGTTTCGCCTGGATATCGGCGTGCAGGACCAGGGCATCACTGAAGATACCTATCTGGAACTTGAGCGACTGATAAGCGATGCCAAACCATGTAGCCGCCACATGATCGGCATGTCCATCAATCTGCAGACCAGCGGCCCGCATTGGGTGGGAGCCGCCAGCTATCTTGGCGAAGAAATCACGATCTATCCGTATATCAACGAAACAATTATTTCCGGCGGCACCGCGCATGAAGGCGGGGCGGTCCATGTTATTGACACAATGAGAGTGAATCCATGAGCACAAAATTTTATACCCTGCTGACGGATATTGGCGCGGCGAAACTTGCCAGCGCCGCCGCGCTCGGTGTGCCGCTAAAAATTACCCATATGGCGGTGGGCGATGGTGGCGGAACATTGCCGACGCCGGACGCAAAGCAGAGTGCACTGGTAAATGAGAAACGTCGGGCTGCGCTGAATATGCTCTATATCGACCCACAGAACAGCAGCCAGATTATTGCTGAACAGGTGATCCCTGAAAACGAGGGCGGTTGGTGGATACGTGAAGTGGGCCTGTTTGATGAATCCGGGGCATTGATTGCCGTGGGAAACTGCCCGGAAAGCTATAAGCCGCAACTGGCTGAAGGTAGCGGACGCACTCAGACCGTGCGCATGGTGCTGATTACCAGCAGCACGGACAATATCACCCTGAAAATCGACCCTGCTGTAGTGCTGGCAACCCGCAAGTATGTGGATGACAAGGCACTGGAGCTGAAGGTGTACGCGGATGATCAGATGGCAAAACATCTTGCCGCACCGGACCCGCATTCACAGTATGCACCCAAAGAAAGTCCGACGTTTACCGGGACACCCAAAGCGCCAACGCCAGCAGCAGGGAATAACACCACGCAGATTGCGACCACCGCGTTTGTTCAGGCGGCTCTGACGGCTCTTATTAATGGTGCGCCAGCCACGCTGGACACGCTGAAAGAAATAGCCGCAGCCATTAACAATGATCCGAAATTCAGTACCACCATTAACAATGCACTGGCACTGAAAGCGCCGCTGTCGAGTCCGGCACTCACCGGAACGCCAACCGCACCTACTGCGGCACAGTCGGTCAACAATACACAGATTGCCACCACGGCATTTGTGAAATCGGCGATTGCGGCAATGGTGGGTTCTGCACCTGCGGCACTGGATACACTCAACGAACTGGCGGCGGCACTGGGGAATGACCCGAACTTTGCCACGACAATGCTTAATGCACTGGCAGGTAAACAACCGCTGGACAATACGCTGACTAATTTGAGTGGAAAGGATGTAGCTGGTCTTCTCACATACCTTGGTTTGGGAGAAGGCTCTGCATTACCTGTTGGTGTCCCTGTTCCGTGGCCTTCAGCCACTCCGCCAACAGGCTGGCTGAAATGCAATGGTGCGGCTTTTTCTGCTGAAGAATACCCGGAACTGGCAAAAGTTTACCCGACAAATAAATTGCCTGATTTACGTGGTGAGTTTATTCGCGGCTGGGATGACGGAAGAGGAATTGATACTAACCGTAGCTTGCTTTCATCACAGGGCGATGCCATTCGAAATATAATTGGTGCATTAGTGGATGTCAGGTTTAATACCTATCCTTCTGATTCTGGTGCTTTTACAACCAGCGTCATCGGAGATGCTTCATCTGATTCAACTAAAGGTGGTTATGCAAAGCGAGTAACATTTGATGCTTCCAGAGTTGTTCCAACTGCAAACGAAAACCGTCCGCGTAATATTGCATTTAACTATATCGTGAGGGCAGCCTGATGCATAAAGCAATATTAAATAGTGAGCTTATTGCAACAAAGGCAGGGGATGTTACCGTTTATAACTACGATGGTGAAACACGGGAATATATTTCCACGTCAACTGAATATCTTGCTGTTGGTGTCGGTATTCCGGCATGTTCCTGTCTTGATGCACCTGGCATACATAAGGTTGGTTATGCAATCTGTCGTTCTGTGAATTTAAATTCATGGGAATATGTGCCAGATCATCGCGGTGAAATCGTCTATAGCACCGAAACAGGAGAATCGAAAGAAATCACAGCTCCGGGTGATTATCCTGAAAATACAACCACTATCGCCCCGTTAACGCCATACGATGAATGGAATGGTGAGAAATGGGTGACAGATACCGAGGCACAGCACGGCGCAGCAGTAGATGCAGCAGAAGCACAGCGCCCGTTGCTGATTGATACTGCAATGGCCTCCATCAGTCTGATTCAACTGAAATTACAGGCCGGACGGAAGCTGACGCAGGCAGAAACAATCCGCCTTAACGCTGTGCTGGATTACATTGACGCGGTGACGGCAACAGATACCAGCACAGCGCCGGATGTCATCTGGCCTGAACTGCCGGAGGCGTAGGCCATTCAATATCTGGCGCACCGGAAGTATCGATCAGCTCCAGTGCGTCCAGATAATCCAGCCACAAATTATATTGTGCCAGTTCCTCACCTTTCAGACGACCGATAGCTGCTTTACCAGGCCATTGCTTACCGTTCATGTATTCGTTGGCATGGTCAATTCTCGACTTTTTCTCTGAGTCAGCCGCAGCAAGTTGTTCTTTATGCGTAGGTGACGGAAGATCTACCCAGCAAGGCAACCCATCATCACCAATGCCACGCATTTTACCCTCAGGAGCGTTTCCCATGAAAACCAGTGCATCTTCAGCATTTATATTGATGCCGTCTGACGGCCATGTGCCAGCAGTTAAATAATCATATTTCAGTGCCACAAGATAAAAAGCATTTTCCGTCGGGCTGAATACATAGTCGACCATTAATATCCCACTCCCCATACTGCCACTGTTGAATTAGATTTCGTGTATGCGCAAGCGGCTTTGAATTTGACCCGGTCAACAATCGCTGCGCTAACAAAAGGGGCTCCATTAGTCGCGTAGATCACAGAATTGACCAGCGAAGGATTGATGGAAAGGCAAGCATTAGGAAAGGCAACCGGCCATGAGTCATCAACAACGACCATATTACCGTCGGTAGATTGCGGCACTGATAGCGTCTTCCACTGAAGCAATGCTATTCGTTGTACTCCACCAATTAATACTGGAATAGTGATGTTACCTGCACTGCTGGCTAATGCTGTCGCAGCAGGCATTTTCGCTGCTTCTCCCAAACCAACGTTTATGAAAATGCAGAGATAACGGCTAACTGGCATCATCTCCGGTTTTTATTCAGGGGGATGATCATGCTTATTGGCTATGTACGCGTGTCAACAAATGACCAGAACACCGATTTGCAACGCAATGCACTGAACTGTGCGGGATGTGAGCGGATTTTTGAGGATAAAATCAGTGGCACCAAGTCCGACAGACCGGGGCTGAAAAAGCTGCTCAGGACACTATCGGCAGGAGACACGCTGGTTGTCTGGAAGCTGGACAGACTGGGGCGCAGTATGCGGCATCTTGTTACGCTGATAGAAGAGCTGCGCCAGCGTGGCGTGAATTTCCGAAGCCTGACTGACAGTATTGATACCAGCACCCCAATGGGCCGTTTCTTTTTTCATGTCATGGGTGCCCTGGCTGAAATGGAACGCGAACTGATAGTTGAACGTACCAGGGCGGGGCTGGCTGCAGCTCGTGCTAAAGGCAGAGTAGGTGGACGCCGTCCTAAGTTGACCAGCGAACAGTGGGCACAGATTGGGCGTTTACTCGAGGCCGGAGAATCAAGACAGCGTATTGCACTGATTTTTGATGTAGGCGTTTCTACCATTTATCGAAAATTTCCGGCAAATAAGAACAATAAATCTCCCTGAATCAGCTTTATTTTGATTATCCCTGAAAGCAGACAAATACCGTCATTTTGTGTGAATAACGGTACAACTGCGTTTAGCTGTTTGTCAGGCACAATCACTTCAACATAGGGCGAAGCCTAATCCAATCAGGAGGTTCGCCACTATGGCTCAGGATTACCACCACGGGGTGCGCGTTGTTGAAGTCAACGAAGGCACCCGATCCATTACCACGGTGAGCACCGCCATCGTGGGTATGGTCTGCACGGGCGATGATGCCGATGCAAAAATGTTTCCTCTTAATAAACCCGTGCTGATCACTGATGTGCTGACTGCCAGCGGTAAAGCGGGTGAGTCAGGCACGCTGGCTCGTTCGCTGGATGCCATCGCTGACCAGGCAAAACCCGTGACCGTTGTTGTGCGTGTGCCGCAGGGTGAAACGGAAGAAGAAACCACGACCAATATCATCGGCGCAGTGACCGCTGAAGGTAAAAAAACAGGCATGAAAGCCCTGTTATCTGCCCAGTCACAGCTCGGCGTTAAACCGCGCATTCTCGGCGTGCCAGGTCACGACACGAAGGCGGTAGCTACTGAGTTGCTGAGCGTGGCGCAAAGCCTGCGTGGATTTGCTTACCTGTCAGCGTATGGTTGCAAGACGGTGCAGGAAGCAATCACTTACCGTGAAAACTTCAGCCAGCGCGAAGGGATGCTGATCTGGCCCGACTTTACTGGCTGGGACACGGTGCTGAATGCCGAAGCAACGGCATATGCCACCGCCCGTGCGCTTGGTCTGCGTGCCAAAATTGATGAGCAGACCGGGTGGCACAAAAGCCTGTCCAACGTGGGCGTGAACGGTGTCACCGGAATTTCTGCTGATGTGTTCTGGGATCTGCAGGACCCGGCAACCGATGCGGGACTGCTTAACCAGAACGACGTCACCACGCTTGTGCGCAAGGATGGTTTCCGCTTCTGGGGTTCCCGCTGTCTGAGCGATGATCCGCTTTTTGCCTTCGAAAACTACACCCGCACAGCGCAGGTACTGATGGACACAATGGCAGAAGCACATATGTGGGCGGTGGACAAACCGCTGAACCCGTCGCTGGCCCGCGACATTATCGAAGGTATCCGCGCCAAAATGCGCAGCCTGGTCAGTCAGGGCTATCTCATTGGTGGTGATTGCTGGCTGGACGAGTCAGTGAACGACAAAGACACGCTGAAAGCCGGAAAACTCACCATCGACTATGACTACACGCCAGTGCCGCCACTTGAAAATCTGATGCTGCGCCAGCGCATCACCGATCAGTACCTGGTGAATTTCGCCAGCCAGGTCAGCGCGTAAGGGGATAACATGGCTTTACCACGCAAATTAAAACATCTGAACCTGTTTAACGACGGGAACAACTGGCAGGGGATCGTAGAGTCGCTGACGCTGCCGAAATTCACCCGCAAATATGAGAAGTATCGCGGCGGCGGAATGCCTGGTGCAGTGGATGTGGATCTGGGGCTTGATGACAGTGCGCTGGACACAGAATTTTCCATTGGTGGTACTGAACTGCTGCTGTTTAAGCAGATGGGCAAAGCCACGGTGGATGGCATCCAGTTGCGCTTTACCGGCTCTATCCAGCGTGACGATACCGGAGAAGTGCAGGCCGTGGAGCTTGTGGTGCGTGGACGTCACAAAGAAGTGGATTCCGGCGAGTGGAAGACGGGCGAAAGCAACACCACCAAAGTGACCAGTACCAACAGCTACGCGAAGCTGACCATCAATGGTGAGGTGCTCTATGAAGTGGACCTTATCAACATGGTGGAAATTGTGGACGGTATGGACCTGATGGAAGCGCACCGCAACGCCCTCGGCCTCTGATATATCTGAACGGCGCGGGATACCGCGCCAGAACCCAATTTACAGGACAGCAAAATGAGTGATAAGCAGACTGAAAAGACCATTCAACTGGATACCCCCATCAAGCGCGGTAAAACAGAAATCACCGAAATTGTGCTGCGTAAACCGCAGTCCGGTGCGCTGCGCGGTACACGCCTGCAGGCCATTATGGATATGGATGTGAACGCGATGATGACCGTGATCCCCCGCATCTCCAGTCCGGCACTGACTGCACAGGAAATTGCAGAGATGGACCCGGCAGATCTCACTGCCATGTCGGTTGAGGTTGTCACTTTTTTGTTGAAGAAGTCGGTGCTTGCCGGTTTACCGACAGCCTGACGGTTGACGATCTGGTGGCAGATATCGCCACCATTTTTCACTGGCCGCCATCCGTTACTGACGTTATGCCGCTGACCGAAGTGCTGGAATGGCGGTATAAAGCGATTCAGAGAAGCGGGGCCAACGATGAGTGATAATAACCTGCGGCTGCAGGTCATTCTTAATGCGGTTGACAAACTCACCCGCCCATTCCGTGCTGCACAGGCCAGTTCGAAAGAGCTGGCTGGCGCAATCAGAAACTCCCGTGACGCATTAAAGCAACTCAATCAGGCGGGTAACAGCCTGGAAAAATTTCGCAAGCTGCAGGCCGATAACAAGAAGTTAGGCGACAGGCTGAACTATGCCAGACAGAAGGCTAATTTGCTTAGCTCTGAGCTGGAGTCGATGGAACAACCATCACAACGGCACCTTGTGGCTTTAGGTCGGCAAACGCTGGCAGTCCAACGTCTGGAAGAACAACAAAAATATTTGCAGAAGCAAACGGCGCTTGTGCGTGCAGAACTGTACCGGGCGGGAATTTCTGCGAAAGATGATGCGGGAGCAACTGCCCGTTTAGCCCGTGAAACATCACGTTATAACCAGGAACTGTTGAAACAGGAGGCGCGGCTGAAGCGACTGGGGGAAGCTCAGCGCAGGATGAATGCAGCGCGTGCCAGTTATGCCCGTTCGCTGGAGGTGCGCGATCGCATCGCAGGAGCCGGAGCCACCACCACGGCTGCAGGGCTGGCAATGGGGACGCCAGTGATGGCGGCAGTAAAAAGCTATACCAGCATGGAAGATGCCATGAAAGGTGTGGCAAAGCAGGTCAATGGTCTGCGTGACGATAATGGCAACCGCACTGCACGTTTTTATGAAATGCAGGATGCCATCAAGGCTGCCAGCGAACAGTTGCCGATGGAAAACGGTGCGGTGGACTTCGCTGCACTGGTTGAAGGTGGTGCGCGCATGAACGTCGCAAACCCTGACGACAGCTGGGAAGACCAGAAACGTGACCTTTTGGCCTTTGCCAGTACGGCAGCAAAGGCGGCAACAGCTTTTGAGCTGCCAGCGGATGAACTGTCAGAAAGTCTGGGGAAAATCGCCCAGCTCTACAAAATCCCTACCCGCAATATTGAACAGCTCGGTGATGCGCTGAACTATCTGGATGATAACGCCATGTCGAAAGGGGCAGACATCATCGATGTCATGCAACGCCTGGGCGGTGTGGCTGATCGTCTGGATTATCGTAAAGCGGCGGCGCTGGGTTCCACCTTCCTGACACTGGGCGCTGCGCCGGAGGTTGCAGCCAGTGCAGCAAACGCGATGGTGCGTGAATTGTCCATTGCCACCATGCAAAGCAAGAGTTTCTTTGAAGGGATGAATCTGCTGAAACTCAATCCTGAAGTGATTGAAAAGCAGATGACGAAGGATGCGATGGGAACTATCCAGCGTGTGCTGGAGAAGGTGAACGCACTGCCGCAGGATAAGCGCCTGTCTGCCATGACCATGTTGTTTGGTAAAGAGTTTGGCGATGACGCAGCGAAACTGGCAAACAACCTGCCGGAACTACAGCGCCAGCTAAAACTGACAGCGGGCAATGATGCGCTCGGTTCCATGCAGAAAGAATCCGACATCAACAAAGACTCACTTTCTGCTCAGTGGTTGCTGGTCAAAACCGGAGCGCAGAACACCTTCAGCAGCCTGGGCGAAACGCTGCGCCAACCGCTGATGGATATTCTGTACACGGTGAAAAGCATTACGGGGGCGTTGCGCCGCTGGGTGGAAGCTAACCCGGAACTGACAGGCACACTGATGAAAGTAGCGGCTATTGTGGCTGCGGTTACCGTAGGCCTCGGCACCTTAGCGGTGGCGCTGGCTGCAGTGCTGGGGCCGCTGGCAGTCATCCGTCTGGGATTCTCTGTGCTGGGTATCAAAACGTTACCTTCCGTTACGGCAGCAGTAACCCGAACCAACAGCGCGTTGTCCTGGCTGGCTGGCGCACCACTGGCACTGCTGCGACGCGGGCTTGCTTCATCGGGCAACGCAGCGGGTTTACTTACTGCGCCGTTGTCGTCTTTGCGTCGCACGGCATCACTGACGGGGAATGTCCTGAAAACTGTAGCAGGTGCGCCGGTTGCACTATTGCGGTCTGGATTATCCGGTTTACGTGCTGTTGCTGTGATGTTTATGAATCCTCTGGCGGTACTGCGCGGTGGACTGGCTGCCGCAGGCGTGGTGCTTCGTGTGCTGGCATCCGGTCCGCTGGCGATGCTGCGCGTTGCCCTGTATGCCATATCTGGTCTGTTAGGTGCTCTGCTCAGTCCGATAGGTCTTGTGGTTACTGCACTGGCAGGCGTGGCGCTGGTTGTCTGGAAATACTGGCAACCCATCACCGCATTTCTCGGTGGCGTGGTGGAAGGATTCAAAGCGGCGGCAGGTCCCATCAGTGCTGCATTCGAACCACTTAAGTCTGTGTTTCAGTGGATTGGCGACAAAGTACAGGCGCTGTGGGGCTGGTTTACTAATCTGCTGACGCCTGTTAAGTCGACCTCTGCCGAACTGCAGAGCGCAGCGGCAATGGGGCGACGATTCGGGGAGGCACTGGCGGAAGGGCTGAATATGGTCATGCATCCGCTGGACTCCCTGAAATCCGGTGTTTCCTGGTTGCTGGATAAACTCGGCATTGTCAGTAAAGAAGCTGCAAAGGCGAAACTGCCGGAAAGCGTGACGCGTCAGCAACCTGCGACGGTGAATGCAGACGGTAAAGTGATGATGCCATCGGGTGGTTTTCCGTCATGGGGATATGGCTTTGCGGGGATGTATGACAGCGGCGGGTATATCCCGCGCGGGCAGTTTGGCATCGTCGGTGAAAACGGGCCGGAAATTGTTAACGGCCCGGCAAATGTGACCAGCCGGAGAAATACAGCTGCACTGGCTGCCGTTGTTGCCGGAATGATGGGCGTTGCTGCCGCGCCAGCAGAGCTTCCACCGTTGCACCCTTTGGCACTTCCCGCGAAAGGCGGCGAAGCGATGGTGAGTCGTGCAGCCACTGTGCCGCCCGTTCAGCGGATTGAGGCACCGACGCAGATCATCATTCAGACGCAGCCAGGACAAAGTGCGCAGGATATTGCGCGGGAGGTGGCACGTCAGCTTGATGAACGTGAACGCAGGCTGAAGGCAAAAGCCAGGAGTAACTACAGCGATCAGGGGGGATACGACGCATGATGATGGTGCTGGGATTGTACGTGTTTATGCTGCGCACTGTGCCGTATCAGGAACTGCAGTATCAACGCAGCTGGCGACATGCGGCAAACAGCCGGGTCAACCGACGCCCGTCCACGCAGTTTCTGGGACCGGACAACGACATGCTGACGCTTTCTGGTGTTCTTATGCCAGAGATAACGGGCGGCAGGCTGTCGTTGCTGGCTCTGGAGCAGATGGCAGAACAGGGAAAAGCATGGCCCCTGATTGAAGGCAGCGGCACGATTTACGGCATGTATGTGATTGAGGGACTGAATCAGACTAAAACGGAGTTTTTCCGCGATGGTATGCCGCGCCGGATTGAGTTCACCCTGTCGCTCAAACGGGTGGATGAATCCCTGTCCGATATGTTCGGTGATCTCAGTGCGCAGCTGAATAATTTGCAGGATACGGCAACGTCTGCCTTAAGCGATATCAGTAAAACGGTGGGAGGGCTGCTGTCGTGAATTTCAGCTCTGAACTGCTTAACAAAGGCAACAAAACTCCCGCATTCAGCATCAGTATTGAAGGCAAGGATATCACCACTGTGCTGGACAACCGCCTGATGGGGCTTACGCTGACGGATAACCGGGGCTTTGAAGCGGACCAGCTTGATCTGGAGCTGGACGACGCCGACGGAAAAATCGTGCTGCCGCGCCGTGGTGCGGTCATCACGCTGGCGCTGGGCTGGAAGGGGCAGCCGCTTTTCCCGAAAGGGGCATTCACAGTGGACGAGATTGAACACACTGGCGCACCGGATCGCCTGACTATCCGGGCGCGAAGTGCTGATTTTAGGGAAACGCTGAATACCCGCCGTGAAAAATCGTGGCACAAGACCACTGTCGGGGAAGTGGTGAAGGAAATAGCCGCGCGTCACAAGCTGAAGATGGCACTGGGTAAAGACCTGTCGGATAAGCCCGTGGAGCATATAGACCAGACTAATGAGAGTGACGGCAGTTTTCTGATGCGGCTGGCGCGCCAGTACGGTGCCATCGCGTCGGTGAAAAATGGCAATCTGTTATTCATCCGGCAGGGACAGGGCAAAAGCGCCACTGGTAAACCACTGCCGGTGATCACTATCACACGCAAGGACGGCGACAGTCACCGCTTTACCCTGGCAGATCGCGGAGCCTACACGGGGGTAATTGCCAGCTGGTTGCATACCCGCGAACCCGCGAAGAAAGAAAGCACTACGGTGAAGCGTAAGCGCAGGACTAAGAAGCAGAAGAAAGAGCCGGAAGCGAAGCAGGGCGATTACCTGGTGGGGACGGATGAAAACGTGCTGGTACTTAATCGCACTTATGCCAACCGGAGCAACGCCGAACGAGCGGCAAAAATGCAGTGGGAACGCCTGCAACGCGGCGTTGCGTCATTCTCGCTACAACTGGCGGAAGGGCGGGCAGATCTCTACACGGAAATGCCTGTGAAGGTCAGTGGTTTTAAACAGCCGATAGATGATGCGGAATGGACCATTACGACTCTGACACATACCGTCAGCCCGGATAACGGTTTTACGACCAGTCTGGAGCTTGAAGTGAAGATTGATGATTTCGAAATGGAATGATTCTTCGCAATGGAGAACTTTTAAGTTTTCAAAATGGAATAATGCGGTATCATTATTGTGAATTTAGCAAAAATGGGGAGAACTCGAAAAATGATGATTTGCCCACTGTGTGGAAGTGCCGCCCATACTCGCAGCAGTTTTCAGGTATCTTCATTGACCAAAGAGCGTTACAACCAGTGCCAGAACATTAACTGCAGCCATACTTTTGTTACCCATGAAACTTTTGTTCGTTCGATTGCAACGCCAAAAGAGTCAAATCCGGTTCAGCCGCATCCAATGAAATCAGGACAGGTAGCGCTCTCTCTTTGACGCTGCCGCCATTTTGTCGCCATCGTTAAAAAACAGTGCTTCTAACATCATGATCTTAAACAGCTTAAATTTCAGGCAACAAAAAACCCATCAACCTTGAACCGAAATGGCGGGGTTGATGGGCTCCACAAAATGGGGACATCAAAGAAAAGCAGTGGCATTAATTAAGACTGATGCCCTGCGGAAAAGTTCTGCGGTTGTGCAAAAAAATTTCATTTTCAGGGCAACTTCAGTTTTATCCTAATCCTGGCCATACCATGACGATGATTGTCCCTGCCAGCGTCAGCAGGACGTTGGCGATTGCGTAGGTGCCCGCATAGCCCAGCGCAGGGATGTTACTGCGAGCTGTATCACTGATGATCTCCATTGCCGGCGCGCAGGTGCGTGCGCCCATCATTGCGCCGAACAACAGTGCGCGGTTCATTCGCAATACATAAGCACCGAACAAGAAACAGATAACCACGGGCACAAGACTGACAATTAATCCGGCAATCAACATCTGACCGCCAATCGCGCCCAGGCCGTTATTAATACCGCTACCGGCGCTCAGACCAACGCCTGCCATAAACACCATCAAGCCGAACTCTTTCACCATGCTTAATGCACCTTGCGGAATGTAACCGAAGGTCGGGTGGTTAGCACGCATAAAGCCCAGCATAATTCCGGCGAATAACAACCCGGCAGCGTTCCCCATGCCGAAACTGAATGTGCTGAACTGGAAGGTGATCATCCCGATCATCAGCCCAATAACAAAGAAGGCGCAAAATGCCAGCAGGTCAGTGACCTGGCTGTGAATCGAGATAAAGCCGATGCGATCGGCGATGGTTTTTACGCGACGGGCATCACCGCTGACTTGTAAAACGTCACCTTTGTTAAGCACGACGTTGTCATCTATCGGCATCTCAATCTGGCTACGAATGACGCGGTTAAGGAAGCAACCGTGATCGGTCAACTTCAGTTGTGCGAGACGTTTACCTACAGCGTTATGGTTTTTAACGACCACTTCTTCAGTGACGATACGCATGTCGAGAAGGTCACGATCGAAAACTTCTTTACCGTTACGGAAGCTGGGATCGAGTCGGGCATGGGCGTCGGGATAGCCTACCAACGCTATTTCATCGCCCATTTGTAGCACGGCATCACCGTCTGGATTTGCCAGAATCCCGTTACGTCGAATACGTTCAATGTAGCAGCCGGTTTGTCGATAAATACCCAGTTCACGCAGATTTTTGCCGTCGGTCCAGGCCACCAGCTCCGGGCCGACGCGATAGGCGCGGATCACCGGTAAATAAACCTTACGGTTGGCATCAGTGTCCAGGCCACGTTCGCGGGCGATTTGCTGGGCGCTGGTCTGTAAGTCCTGATGCTGCAATTTCGGCAAGTAACGCGCACCAACAATCAAACTCACCAGACCGATTAAATAGGTTAAGGCATACCCGAGGCTCAGATTATCCAGTGCCAGTGAGAGCTGCCTGCTTTCCATGCCGGAATGACGCAGTGTATCGCCAGCACCGACCAGAACCGGTGTCGACGTCATAGAGCCTGCTAACATACCGGCCGTCAGGCCAATATCCCAGCCAAACAGCTTACCTAACCCTAAGGCGATCACCAGCGCACTGCCAACCATCACCAGTGCTAACATTAGGTAATTTTTCCCATCGCGAAAAAAAATGGAAAAAAAGTTCGGTCCGGCTTCGACCCCGACGCAGAAAATAAACAGCATAAAGCCAAGATTAAGCGCATCGGTGTTAATGCTGAAATGTTGTTGGCCTAATAACAGCGATACGACTAAAACGCCAATGGAATTACCCAGTTGGATCGAACCAAGTCGTAACTTTCCGAGACATAGCCCAAGCGCGAGGACCACAAATAATAACAGAATGTAATTCCCATTTAACAATTCGGCGACGTTTATATTCACGGAGGCTAACTTCTTGTTTACTAGTAAGCTGTTGAAAGAAATGGTAATTTACGATAATGTTTTTTACCAGAATTCAGGGCGCAGATTCATTCAGCGCACCTAAACGATAGTAAAGTAACAATATATTTTACTAGTGTAATCACATTAGGTATCAACGGCTATATGAATTGCGTTGGCCTATATTAGCATGGAATGCGAAGCGGCTTTATCTTACTGAACGCCACACTGGCGAAAAATGTGTTCGATAGACGCAGTGTCAGGAGGAACGAGTGAAACATAAACAACGTTGGGCGGGGGCAATCTGCTGTTTTGTCCTCTTCATTGTGGTGTGCCTTTTTCTGGCGACGCACATGAAAGGCGCTTTTCGGGCTGCCGGGCATCCTGAAATCGGCTTGCTATTTTTCATTCTTCCTGGAGCAGTGGCCAGCTTCTTTTCACAGCGTAGAGAAGTCCTGAAACCTCTGTTTGGCGCAATGCTGGCGGCACCCTGTTCGATGCTCATTATGCGGCTGTTTTTTTCACCGACGCGCTCATTCTGGCAAGAGCTGGCATGGTTACTAAGCGCGGTGTTCTGGTGTGCGCTGGGGGCACTGTGTTTCTTATTTATCAGTAGTTTGTTTAAACCACAGCACAGAAAAAATCAGTAAAGCCCTCAACGCGAGGGCTTGTCAGACGATCAGGCGTCCAGATTTTCTTTCACCCATGCAGCAAAATCGGTATAGCCGCCGATATGTTGCTGATCGACAAAAATCTGCGGCACGGTTTCTACGGGTTTACCTGCCTTTTGTTGTAGATCTTCTTTAGTGATCCCTTCCGCACGAATATCTACATACTGATACTGAAAATCATCGCGTTCATTGCTCAATTTCTCAGCCAGATCTTTTGCACGCACACAGTAAGGGCAACCCGAACGACCAAAAATAACGGTTTGCAT